AATCAAGTTCAGCAGTTCCAGGTTCGTACCGACCTGCTGAATGTGGTGAAGGACCTCCGTAAGCGTAACGTTCCTACTTACGCCGATGGTCTGTATCGCTGCATCTGCGATCCCACATTCATGATGCATCTGCGTCGTGACCCCGACTTCCGTGAGATTGCCCGTTATGCTGGCAACCCCGGTCAGGGCATGTACATGGGCAACCCTGCGATGCCCAACAACGCTAGCTTCTACATGGGTCCCCAGGCTGGCCAAGCCTACTTCCTGGCTGGCGAACCTGTGATGCCTACTGGCGTTCAGTTCGAAGGTGTGAAGTTCTACGAGTCCACCAACTTCCCGACCAAGAACATCTCAGCTTCGTTCAACGGTGGTTCCACCTACTCTTCTCAGGAAGTTGCCCAGGGTTACTTCTTCGGTCCCCAAGCCATTGGCGTGGGTATCGGCGGCCCGAACGCTCAGGTGCTCATCAACAACAACGATGACTTCAGCCGCTTCATCATTCTGATCTGGCAACTGTATGCTGGTTTTGAAATCCTGAACAAGGACTTTGTTACCAATGCCTACAGCTTCGTGTCTGACGACGGCGACATCTGATAACTCTCTTAAATAAACAATAAGGATAGATAAATGACCTATTTGTCTGCTAAGAAAATCTACCCCGGTAACTGGGCTGAACCCCTGAACGGTTGGTACAAAAACATCGATGCTGACTACGCCGGTAGCGATGATGGTTCCAAGGGCGGCCCCACTTCGGTGCTGGCTGTCCCTGGTTACCGCTACTTCCAACAGCGTGGTTACGTTCCCGTTACCGCTACTTCCGGTGTTGGCGCCGTTGCTTCGGCCAGCGTGATCGTTCCTTCCCCTTATCGGAATGACGACACCCGTACCGACATCACCGGCATGGTGATCTCTGGTAGCGCCACTCTGCCTGCTTACGTGTATCGCGCTGCGATTTCCGTTGCTTCTGGCTGGGGTGATGGCCGCGTTGCTTCCGGTGTGTATGCCGCTACCGGTAACGTGATCTCCTTCGGTCGTAGCAACAGTGGTAACCCCACCGCCGCTTCTGGCGTTGGTGAAGCCGTGATTCAGGCCAACATCACCTCTACCGTCTCTGGTACGCAAGTTGGTGAAGTCTACTTTGCTGGCGGTACCGCAGGCTACGGTTCCAACCCCTTCCTGACTGCTACCGGCGCTGCTGGTGTGTCTGGCTCTGTTGTTAACTACCCCGTCTCTGGTGCAACCACCCTGCGTGTGTTCGCCAAGGAAACTGCTAACAGCACCACGACTTCTGGTGGTTTCTACATCTCCAGCGGTGACGCATCTGCTGGCCGCACCGGTTACCTGGTTGTGGAAGTGTGCTACATCCAGCCTGATGTTGCTCCTGGTTACGAAGACATCGACGGCTATCTGACCGGTCGCACTGTTAGCTGATTAGGGTAAACTAGGACCAGAGATTTAATCCCTGGTCCTTATGCTCTATAAACACAAGAAGAACGGTGCTCGCGTCAAAGTTGTAAGCGAGTGGGATAACGGCGATTGGTTCATGGTTCAAGATCAGGATGGTCGCCTGTACACCGCTTACAAAACAGAAATTGAACCAGATGAAGTTGCAACCAAAAAGGTTAAAACTTTACAGGTAAAAGACCGAGCATCTCAAGAAGTGCCACGTGATTTCCCCCCAGACACCCGATTAAACATCAATGGAGCCACTGCCCAAATGATCGCTGATCATATTAAGGGCATTGGCTTAAAGACTGCTCGAGATATCAAAGACCTTCAGATGTCTTTGTCGGGTGAAAGGTTTAACAATCTCGAACAGTTAAGACAGATTAAACGTGTTGACTGGGATGCGATACTGGCCGACGATCTGATTAGGGTTTGATTCTCATCTCAAGTGCCCCTGGGAAACCAGGGGTTTTCTTGTTTTAAAATGTGTACATGGCAAAGATTACGCGAATTGGTCAGCTTGGATCCACTGGTGTTTCCAGTGGTCCGCATCTTCATGGCTATGTTAAAAACTTAACGACAGGCGAATACGAAGATCCTCGCCATCATCCTGAAAAGTTTTTAAACGTACGCATAGGCCCCAATCGTGTACCTAAATACATTCGAGATAAAGCCGGAGCTTTAGTTCTTAATCCGGCTGCTGGATTAACAATTACCTCTGAGTTTGGACCAAGGAATACGGGTATCTCTGGAGCGAGCACCTACCATCGCGGTCGAGATTATGCAGGCAAAGAAGGTACTGAAGTTTATGTAGAAGGCGATATTAAGTTCACGCCTAGGCCAAACGCAGGTGGATACGGAAACTTAGCAACCTGGAACACGGCTGACAACAAGTACGAACTTGGCTACGGCCATATGAAATCTCTTGGGGAAGCTACTGACTTAACTAATACAAGTGCCGTTGTTCCACAGGCTGTTAACTACGAACAAGCAAAAGAACGGACCAATGATTTAATTGAAGCGTTTGTATTAGGTACTAAATACGAACCACGCAAAGCAGAACAAAGAGCTAAGCCACAAACGTTACTTGGCTCATTTAAAGAACAGCTCCTTGGATCTGTGCTGCAAAATGCGTTTAATCCCTTTGGCGCAGCAGGCTTAACTACAGGTTACGAAGGCTCTGAAACCGTTTGATTTGTTGCTTTTATAATAAAAACACACTGGATAGTAGAAGTGCAATTAAGCGACTTCGACAAAAGTAGAGTACGTTATCACCTGGGATACTTCACTGTTTCTATTCCAGTGGGCGATTACGCTCGTCTGGAAGAAGCTATGAATACTGTCCCTGATTCGTACTTTTACGATAAAGTTGTTATCCAGCTTGGTCGTTGTGATACGGCAGAGAAGAAAACCGAAGTTGCATCTTCTCCTTCTACTCGGATTGAAAACATCGTTGGTGACGTTGACCGTACTATTCGGTCAAGTAATGCCAAAGAAGCGTTAAAGGTTTGGGATGAGATTTATCTCTACGAAACAAACCGTTTAGCCGGAATCCTTTACGTCCCCAACTACAAGGATCCGTTCCAAGCTCGTTATCGTTACGAGCGCTCTGGTGCCGAATTTATCCAGGCACTCCCAGGCCCCGCCGACACGGCTGTGGGCTCACGAATTTACTTACATGAGGTTTGGCGGTAATGTCTTGGTTTAACATTTTTAATCGGGGTGTTAGCCCGGCCCAAGTTCGAGACATCAGTGGAATTAAGGCGTTGCCTCCCGGTCGCTCACCTATGCCCAGGGGAGGGCCAGTTGTTCCGCAAGGTGGCGCAATTGTACCAAAAGCGGGGGGTGTCCCAGGCCTCGGGCTTTTATCTGCTATTTATTCAATCCCAGGTTTTGCCGAAACCAAACAAAGAAATGCGGAAGAAAATATTCGTTTAGCTAGTACTGCACCAGGCATGAGAGCTATTAGCAACGAGTTACAGTACATTGGAAACCAGTTTTCGCAAGGCCGCTTGCCATATGCTTCTCCTCGCGTAAGTAATTTGCCTCCAAACTACAGAGGGGATGAATTGCGTTTGTCTGCTGCCGCTAGGGCTGCTGCTGGTCCCAGCGCAGGCGGTGGCATTGGCGGTGGAAATATGGCGAGTTACGTTCCTGCTGGCGGTGAGCGTGCAGCAGAACGTGCATATCAACAAGAGAAATCACGCGTTGCTCAGCTCACAGCACAAGACCCAGAGCTTCTACGTTACGAAGCTGCACGCAAAGTTGCTGCTGCTCCTGGCGCCACACCAGAGCAAGTCCAGTCTGCAGAAGATATTGGCATGCAGATCTGGGCGCAAAAGTACGGCAAAACTCTTGCTCCTAAAGTTAAGCCTGGCCAGGCAGGGTATGACGTCATCCAGAGGACGCTTAATGCCGGTACAATGGGCGCCCCTATGTCCATGTCCTTTCCTACTGGCACAGGCCTTCTAGGCTCCTCTGGAGCCCCAGAGACAAGCTCTTACGTCGGAGTGAAGCCTGCTTCGATTGGTAACGTCCCTCCTCTCAGTCCCTATGGGTTTGCCAACGCACAAAACCAGCAGCAGGCTGCGATGTTCACACGGTTTACTGAGGGCCCTACCCTTTCGAGTCAGCCGTTAGGAAGTCCAACCGCCTCAATGGGTGAGGTTCCTACCTATAGTGGTGCCTCGGGCGTCCAGCCTATGGGTGATAGCATTTCTGGTGAATCAGCCGTCTTTGGCACGGATGCAGCCAAGGCACTAGCTGATTCTTACGTTAAGAAACTTTTAAATTTCCGAGGTATTTGACACTTGGCATTACCACCTGGTATGTAAGCCCAACCAACTGGACACAGATCTTTGATCTATGGGGGCCAGTGTTGTTGCATTAAACTAATGATTCTCTGCCCAAAGTTTGTCAAGCGTACTTTGACCTATTTAGCTACGACCCTTGCGTTGCAAACCGTATTTATCCCTGGGCTCAAAGCAAATTCAAACTGGGTAGGAGAATAAAGAAGTAAATAAAATGTCGTTACATCCTTCCGCCGCTATTGTTGCCAGAAAATTAAAGCAACAGGGTTTTACAAATGCCCAAATTGCAGGTGTTCTTGGTAACTTTCAACAAGAATCTGGATTTAACTCACGCGTTAATGAAGGTGGTGTTGTTGGTGCGCCAGCGGGTCGTGGGGGTTTTGGCCTGGCACAGTGGACAGGTGGACGTCAAAGTGCGCTCGTTAATTTTGCCAAGCAACGAAAAATGGATCCCGGCGATGCCGGGCTTCAAGCTGATTTCTTGGTATATGAATTAACAGGTCCCGAGAAGACGGCTGCCGCTTCTTTGCGTCAAGCAAAGTCACCTGAACAAGCAGCTTTAGTGTTTCGGCGCGACTTTGAGCGTGCTGGAATTCCTAAAGATGATGTCAGGATGTCCGCTGCACGTAGCCTTTTACCTAAAATTGGCACCCTTGATCAAGGCATTGACTTTTCCAGGCCCCAACTCCCTGGTGATCAACGCAGTGTTGAAGATGTACTGAAGGCCGAAGGTATTGACGTTACAAAACCTGAAGAACAAAAAACAACAGCAAACACATTGCTAGATGCTTTTAAATCTCAGGTAATGAGCACAATACTTCCGGGCGGTATCATGGGTATTATTAACCCACTTCCACCGCTGTAATGGATCGCCAGGATTATTTATCAGGCGAAGACAACCTTCCGGGAGATTACAACCGTTATCTCTCCGGAAGGCAAGTTTCTGCACCTGATGCAAAAGACCCGATTAAATATAAACTTGCAAAGTTGTACAAGGTTGATGATTTTAACCGTCTTGCATCTTCCGTGAGCAACGCACCAAAGTCTGAAGCATTTGAAAAGTTTCTTGCACTTCAGCAAGATCCAGAAATCTTGGCGCGTTCTTCAATGAAGATGCCTAATACACCTTTTGGTCCACTTGCTAGTTACGCACAATAAACTAATTCGTTTAAAATAAACTTATTAGCGGCTTTTGGAGAAAAACTTTGTCCTCTACTAGTACAAACAAGCAGCCTTTATTAGTCGATAGGCCGCTTATTGATACGGTTCGTGTTACTACCCAGACTGTTGGTAGCGCGTCGACAAATACTTTATTTGTGCAAGGCGGACAGGCTCCGTCCATCCTGGTGGATATGGACGCCGCATTAAGTGAAGATAATAATACTGGTGGCTTAATTGATTCGATCACGATTACGCGCAACGATTTTTATCGTGATCCTGATTACACTGTCAATGCTTCTACCTCTGGGACACCTATTTCTTTAGTCAGTGGTCAAGTTGTATTTATCTCCGCTACTGGATCGTTGACCGGAGGCGGTGCTCCGTTTAGTGGGTATGGTTCATACACCTACACGGGCTCAGGCACTCTTACGGGCATCAATACAGCACTTAATTACTCTGGTGGCATTGCCTCTGGATTCCTGTACAACGGTATTGCTTACGGTTATCAGCCCGCCGTTACGTTTGTGTTTTACCATACCCGTGGCACGGTAACTCCGATCCCTGGTTCAGGTGACTATCGTATTCTGTTTGCTAAAACAGTTGCGGCAGATGTTCAAACAGTTGATTGCTCTGACGTTATGCCTCAGTTAGCTGTACCCTCTGTTAGCGCAGGAAACACCAATGGTCTTGGTAGCGGTTCACCGCTTCGCAACAAAGGCATCTACCTGGAGCGTGGCGATCGCATTTACGTTGGCGTATTCCCAGATGGTGCAAACTCGTCTGGTTATTTACCAGGGGCGCACGTTATTGCGCAAGGTGGTTTCTTCTAAGCAATGGCCGCAAAAAGTGGTAGCAGCTTTGGCACTTTTGGTGACAACAAACAATTTACCGTCAATGGTGTCAAACCGATAACAACAGAGTTTTCTAAAGGTTCTGTCCCTTATTCCATCTACACCGCAAACAGTGAGTCTGCCTGGTCCAGGTGGAGAAGGGGGTATGAGCTAGCTACTGCACTGTCATATACAAATAATTTTTCGTATCGTTTTAAATACACGGTTCCTTTCCCAGACGGCTTCTTGCCCCCTGGAACTGCGTATCCAGATATCCTTGGATACTTTCAAGGTTTTCCTACCCGTAGTAAAGAGTTTCGAGTCCATTGGGCAGCAAAGAAAACACCAGGCAGCGTAAGGTTTGATCAACTTCAATCACCAACAGATATCTACATTGAATCCATTACAGAAGATGATAATTACTGGTACGTAAAATTAAACGGTACCTGGAGCACCTCAAATAAACTCCCTCCTCCTTTGTATGTGGATCTAGGTTCTGGACTGGAAGGTTTAAAAGCTTTGAACGGAGAGGTAATAGAAGATCGCATCCTTGTAAAAAATGGAGCAATAATTGATCGCGACACAATTAATCCGGCAACGCAAAAAAGGTATGGCTACGTCCAAGCTGTTGTTGTAGATACAGATGAAGATACAGGTATATTGACGTTAAAGAAAGCTGGATCAGTTGAAGCAACACCTGATCGCGTCTTAATAAGTCCTGCAACCAAACCTCCTACTATTGGTAGATATTTTATTACGGGTCCAAGGTATTGTTGTACTTGTCAAGATTTTACGCACCGTGATTACAGTTACATGCGTAATCTTAGTTCGGGAAACAAACGTGCTTTTCCTAGATCGACAATATCAAACGTAAAGCCAGGACGACATGAGCTGTTAAAAAATCTTGGAGTCATTGACAACGCTTTAATGACAGATGCGGATGTTAATCGAATCCTTCAAATTATTGCTCCCGGCGAAAACTTTACACTCTCAGATACTATTACGACAGAAAACATTGTTGATTTGCTTTCAGCCAGAGATAGTCCTGGTGTGTTTAAAGAATTTGGATCTACGTATTTAAGGTCTACTTCAGATCCAGGGCTTAGTGGTTCCAAGGCTGAGGGCATGCCTGGATATAAAGATTACACTTCTGTCACTGTTCAAACAGACAAAGATTCTATTCCTCAAATTCAAATAACATCGTTAACAGATATATGGTCTCCCGTTCTGGATGAAATGCGTTACTGCAAACACATTTATGCATTACGTTTTCAAGATGATGTGTTTCCTCCGGAACCTTCTGATTTTCCTGTTGAAGTCGGTAGTATGACAAGATGGGAGCAAGATCTAGTCGAGTCAACAGAAAAAGATCAAAGAAAAAAATTGCGTAGGTTATCAGAAGAGTCTTTATCTTATATGGATGTGCCCCCGTACAACATTCAGGCTCAAAGCATGCAACCAATGCTTCAACGTCTTTTTAATATTCCATTGACATATATAAAAATTGATGGCTTTACAATGTACGACAAAAACGGTACTGCATACACTCCAGCTACAGGTGGGAAACCAGCGGTTTAAATTGATTGCAATAAAAAAGCCCCTTCCGGGGCTTGTGCCGTTAGTCTTCTCAGACCGGATCGGAGATTAGCTTCATTTTTTTCAAGTGCTTACGCACTGCACCTACGTTCCAACGGAAGCTGTCTCGTGACCTTGTTTCGGGAAAAGCTGCATAATGCGGGCCAAGCTTTAGAGTACCGTCATCACGGTATCGAAAGAGAGTCTTGCGATCAATTCCGAGGAGTTCTTCCACGCGCTGAGCGGAGACCCATCCGGGATGCTTGGCCATGTGAGTAGCTTGGCTTACTTCAATAACCTAGCAATATACAAGGGTAAGTCAAGGAATTTAAACAAAACTTTATCTGTTTGTTTTAGTCGTTGCAACTAGGGGAATTTAAAATAGATTAACGGCAACTAAAGAGTATGTTCAGTGACGAGAACGCACCACTCGCCCTACTGATCGAAGTAACTCCAAAGTTAGCAAAGAAAAGATTTAGAGATGATATTTATAGATCGTGGGATTACAAATGTGGTTATTGCGACGATGTTGCAACAAGCCTGGATCACATTATTCCAAGATTTAAGTCTGGTTCCAGTAACAGAAATAACCTAATTCCAGCATGCAGGCGTTGTAATAGTAACAAAGGCAGCACAGAAGTAGAGACTTGGTATCGACAACAGGATTTCTTTACTCAGGCTAAGATGGAAAGGATAAGTTCTTGGATGTCACAAGAATTTATTGACATTTTTTCTTTCCAACCAGAAACGTTAAAAGTAGCTGTTTGATATGGGAATTTCATATGACCCCAAGTTGCGTACATGGGCGTTAACTAAAGAAGAAGAAAAGCCTATAGTTGATAAAATTACCGTCAACCTTAGCGGTTATTATTCAGACACAAGCACCTATGGTGGCAGAGGACAAGTAGCAATAAAGTCTAGCCCTATTTTTATACCTGGAACGCCTAGTTTTTCAGGTGGAAGAGGAGGTGGTTATCCGACTATTCCAAAAACAACTTTAACTTTTGAAATTCCCGTAACAACAGAAATTCTTAATACTAATCACCCTTCGCTAGAAGAACAGTTGCGTGCTGCAAATGTTCAGACAGTGATATCAATAAGCGCAGGCAAGGGAATAACTCAAAGCACAATACCAGAAATAACAGCTTTGAGAGATTCAATTAAGAATCAAAACAATACTCATGTTAGAAATAACGCTAGAGCTGCTGCCGCAAATATAACAATAAAAAAAGATAATGACGTAAATCAAAAAGTTTACGATCTTGGAACTAAACTTCAACAAACAAAAGAACCTGGAAACTATTTGCTTTATAAACAAGCAATTGAAAACCTAGAAGAAGGAACAGAAGGGATTAAAGCAATTGCCAAAAATTACTTTGATAACTTTTACACTAATGAAGTTGTTTCACAAAGAGATTTAAACACTGCTGCAAAGGTCCCTTTTGAAGGGTTTGAAAACACAATTCGGTTTAATCCGGATTATTACGCAACAACAGAGCTTGGTAAAAACTCAAAAGAAATCTGGGACAAAGCAACTGCATCGGGGGATTTAGATGTACTTGGGCTATACCCAAACTATGAAGCTTACGCAAAATTTCATTACACAGATATTGGTCAACCTGAAGCAAAGAAACGTGGTCTTAGGGACCCAGGCTTTCAACCTATTACGCCTATTGATGGTTTTGACTATTTAAAACTTGAAGAAACAGTCCCGGCAAAAACAGATGCTGAACGTCAATTTGAACGTGACAAAATTGCTGGAGATATTTTAGGACTTAAGCAAACAACTACTCCAGAGGGTGTAAGTAGCTACGAGCTAAACGATGTATTAACTTCTTACGGAAACCTGGTTAATAACAACAAAGATCTTAAAGATCAATGGGAAACAGCTAAATACGAAATTGAATATGCACAGCGCTTTCCTAAGGAACCCAAAAAGCCTTGGGCAAAAGTTTATGATGCTGTAAAAGAAGCCACTGGAATTGCGCCTGAATTTAAATCGGATATTGGCTTTGGCGAATTGCTTACAAAAGCCTATCAACTAAACCCTAACGAATATCCTGACGCATCTGTATTAATTAAACAGATCAAAGATAATAAAACAATTGGAACCGTTGACAATAAACTCTCGCAATATGATGTGGCACTGACAAACATTACTACAGACGCTGAAAAAATTAAAACACAAAAAGCAGGTGTTTTTCAACAAGAGTTTTTAAAGGATGCCCAGGCTCAACTGATTAAAGCTAAGCAACTTGAACAACGTTTTGATATGTTGTCTGGAACTTCGTTTGGACAAGAAGTTCTTGGCTTAAGAGAGAATATTGCTAACTCAATTATTCAAGAATCAGGCGTTGGTGGAATTTTAAATCTTGGAGCTAAAGATACAAGTAATCTCACTGAAAAATTAAATTTGTCATTTGATACTGGCCAGGCATTTGGCAGTAAAAACGGTTTGTTGTACAACTGGGAAAAATGGTTTTTTGACGAAATTGAAAAGAAGTATGGCGGTGGCCTAGACGTTCCAAATGATTATGTGCCTGAGTATGCGCGTAACGAAGATAACGGTTTTGCTACACCAGAGCAGTTAAGCTCCTGGAAAGAATATGATGCTGCTTTTAAAGAATTAGAAAGATTTCCCAACTCTTATAGTGCACAACAAAAAACAAAAGCATCTAATCTTCCTAAAGATTACATTCCAATCAACGAGCGCAAAGAAGTTAAAAAAGAATGGACTGACTACGAAACTGCTCGACGTGCACAAGGCTGGGTTGATAACAAAACACTGGCGTCCTGGACCCAGTACGACGATGCTTATGAAAATTTACAAAAGAATCCTAATGATACTAATGCGCAAAAAATCTATAATCAACGTCCATCTGATTACATTCCTAAAAATAAAAGAATAGATGGTGACGTTCAATTTGCGCAGGATTTCTTTAATGAGTACTTAATCCCACGGTTTAATACGTCAAAGTCCATTAGCGAATTTATGGACTATATCAATGTTGATAGAAAGAATCAAAACATTTTTCAAACAGAAGATCGCGTCTTGTCATTAAAAAATGCAGCACAAGCTGCTTCCGTGCAATGGATGAAAGCACTTGATAGCCTAAAGCCGAGCAAGTTTAATTCTCAATATTATTTTGATCCTGGTAGCTACTACCTTGAAAAAGGTATTGGCGGTGAGGGTGACGCTCCAGTGCTGCTTGGAGAGCAATTTCAAAAACAATGGGGTAACGAAATTCCAGATCGATATTTGAATCAAAAGAAAGATGTCGAAAGCGCTTGGGATGCTGCCAAAAAAGGAGAGGTAACAAAAGATGAAAATGGTAACGATATTAACTGGCAAGCAAAAGCTTATATGTATGGACTTGATGTAAATAATAAAGAAGATTTTGCAAAACTACATTATGAACTCCTAGGGCAAGCTAAACAATATGATGGCGCTCCAGATGTTTTTAATCCTCAAATTGCAGAGATTTATTTAAAGCAAACACTGATGCCTTACTTGGCAAAGAAGTATTCCGAAATTGGAACAGTGTTTGGTCAATTTGCAAACCCTGAAAAGTTTGCAAATGAGTTTGTAGAAAACTTAAACCTAACAGGCAACAAAGAAGAAAGAGATAAAGTATTCAAGCTGTATGGCTTGGATCCAGACTCGGAAGATTTAACTCAGTTAAAGAAGTACATTTCGGAAGCTTTAACCGGAGAAAATGCTGTTCAAGTTCGTGAACAAATTAAACAACTTAACGAGGCAAGCGAGACTCCTACGCAAGAGCTGTTAGGTGTTGAGTACATTCAAAGAGAATCAGATAAGCAAGAACTAGAAGCAACAACAGAAGATGCTTTGTTTAAACGTTTTAAAGATGCTGGGTACCAAGGCACAGAAGAAAGTTTTTATTCTGAGTTTATGCCAGACACAACAGAAGAAGATCGCAAGATTTACCAAGCAGCGCAAACAGGTAAACTCAAAGATCTTTACACATTTACTCCCACTGGAGATCCGTTCACTGATATTGGCAAGCTAGAATCTCTTTCGACAAGTTTTGAAGAAGATGAAACTCCTGCTTACAAAAGCACAACAAAAACAACTACACCTGTAAAACCTAAAAGCAAGTATTATTCCTTCTTCCCAGATGAAGATACAGAAGAGCCAGAAGAAGAACCAAGTTCTCCGGTTAAAATTAAAAGAGGTTCAGATATTTTGGCAGACTTTAAATCAAAACTTAGCTTGTCTCCAAAGGCAGGAAAGAGTTCTGGTTCTGGTTTGTCAGATCCTTTTTCTGATTCGTTTTTTGGTTCCTTCTGATGTCTGACAAAAGAAAGAAAGCAGCATCTGCCGCAAAAATACACAAGGACTCAATGCCTTGTAATAAACCCAAACGCACTCCTGGTCATCCAACCAAAAGCCATGTGGTTAAAGCATGTGAAAATGGAGAAGAAAAAATTATCCGCTTTGGTCAGCAGGGCGTAAAGGGGAGTCCTAAAAAAGAAGGTGAATCCGAGGCTTATAGGAAACGTAGGGAAAGCTTTAAAGCACGCCATTCAAAGAACATTGCAAAAGGTAAAATGTCAGCAGCATTCTGGGCAGACCGCGTAAAGTGGATGATCTTAAGTGGTATGATAATTCCAGAGTTACTTCACACATGCATTCACGTTGGAACTACGTTTACGTAAAGTGTTTTAATTGCAAAATAGACGGATCCATTCGGATTGATCAATATAATCGCAAAGGAAAAATCTGGACGTGTCGTTCATGCGCTTTTTCTGGGCGAAAATTAAATATAAAAACTCCTTCGGCTAAACATGATCCAATGAAAGTTGGCGCATGGAAAAGTTATTGGCGTGCAAAAAAGCGGGTTAATGAAAATCACCATGGAGCATATGAGAATGTTTTATTTAAATTTGAAAGTTTTGAACAATTTTGGAAGGAGTTAGGGGAACGCCCAGAAGGCAAGAGTTTGGATCGTATTGATCCATGGGGACACTACGAGCCTGGTAACGTTCGTTGGGCTACTCATGTAGAGCAATGTAACAATAAGAGAATCCACAAGCCCGAAACCGCGTAAAATGGTGAGGCCAATCAAACTATCTCATGGCAAAACCCAAGTCAACTGTCATCCGTCTTGAGTCCAAGCCTAAGCTTACTCGCCAGGGACAGGGTCGTAATTCAAAACCTAGTCACGGCCGTAAAAAAATGCGGGGACAAGGTAAGTAAAAGTTGTGTATATTGGGGATAACTATTTGTTATTCCCATGTCTGACCTTTCGCATGCGATTAATTTAATTCGCAAATACGAAGGGTTTAGCGAAAAAGCATTCCCAGATCCTGGTACCGGACAAGAACCTTATACTCTTGGATATGGAACTCAATTTTATCCAGATGGTTCTCCGGTAAAACGTGGGCAGTTTTGTACGAAAGAAAAAGCACTGGAATATTTATTTCACGAAGTAGAAGTTATTGATACTCAGCTTCAAAAATTAAACCTTGGCTTGGATTGCTACATGCGTCAAGCTTTGATTTCTTTTATTCATTCCATTGGATGGGAACCATTTTTTTATAGTGAAATTATTGATGCCTTGGAGCGCGATGATCCATCTAGTGTGACTTACGAAATGTCAAAATGGATCTTTGATGCTGACCACCGAATTATTGGTGGACTCTTGGATAGACGTCGAGAAGAGATTCGTTTGTTTCTACAAGATCTGAATGCAAACCCCTGGGCAACCACGGAAATTTTGTTAAGGGCTTTTCGCAATTACACAGCAGCGTCCCACGAGGTCAAAGCTATTCGCCGCTTGGAAGAGCAGTTAAATCCTTATATTCTGTCGGAGTTTGCTAATACGTTCAAAATTGACGAAAATCCCTGGGCGGATTTTGACTTAGAGGAAATGGATTTCTTGTTTAATGGCTAGGATTAGAATAGTTGCATCAAAACAGTGCAAAGCGGCATGGAGCACCCAGTAGAGCCACGGGAATTTGAGCTTCCACTGGAACTGCAATTCTCAATGCGGAAAGCTGAACTTCAAGCGCAAGAGATGACCTGGGATCAGCTCTATGTTGCTTTACTTAATCTTTACCATCAACGGTTGATGGAGTGGCATGCAATCAAAGACATCATGGCTTCTGAGAGCATTGAAATTAGCTGGGACTATCCAACAGAACTTGAATTAGCAGAACTCGCCGCCGCATGTGTATACGACGACGAGGATGACGATGATGACAGCCAGTTGCAACCGTTTTAAATTTCTTCGGTTTCAATAAGGCGATTCAAGTACCACTGACTTTTTTTCAAGTCTTGTACGCCGCCTTTGTTTCGCCAGCGCCAAAGATATTTAACGCAGTTGCCGCGCAGGTATCCCTGGTACTCCTCAGGAGTTAATTGGGATTCAATTGCTTCAATGCATTCAATTGATCCTTGGTCTTTGTAATGCGAAGGAGAATTTACTACGTCTTCTTGGACAACAGGACGTTCCGGGATAATTGCCCAAGGTACTGGACAAACCCCACCAGGGCAATCCTTAAATTCGTCTATCGGCTCAAACCACGACGTTTGCGGGATTGTTCCAACATCTCCTCGTTGGGTCCCTCCAGGTCCAGCACTAACGCCCTGGGTTTTGGTGAGGCTCCCATCTGTAAGCCCTGCTCCATCGATGGGATGTACCCCGTCGTTCCAGGACGTTGCCCCTCGAGATTCAGTGGATTCCTTTCCATTCCTTGTTGACATGCAGTTAGCCCGCGATTGTACATATCGTACAGGGGAACGTCGTTTTCTGCATTATCAATAGGAGCGCCGAAGTCATCTTCGTCCAGACAACGACACATAATTTCATCTTGAACAAAGCTGTCAAGAAAACCAGCAACGTTCGTATGCATATTATTAACTGGCTTGATGTATCTTTTTTATAATATTATCATGGCAAGATTCTTCGATCCTACTTACGACCCTAGACAGGACTCTGGCACCTCTGGAGCCGAAGTATCTGATCTTAATCCAGAACAGGCGTATGACACTGATTTACGTCGCGTTGATTTAGACAAAAGACGTGCAGTAGAAGGCATTAATAGATCACAAGATCGCATTGAAAAGTTCTTACGAGCATCTAAAAGTGCTGGTAAATTTCGCCAAACTCAACTACTGCAAGACACTCAAATTGCAGGAAGAACCCCAAGATCAGAGGCTGTTATCAAAGGTGTACAGCTTCCAAATCTTGGGGACCGTGTTGGTGATGCAGGTGGTACCAACTATGCAAGGAAACCGGGCGCTACCGCAGGCACCTTCTACGGCTTCCGTGGGGCGTCTTAAACCTGGCTGTAGACCACTTCATAGGGTTGGTTTTGATACTTGCCTTTGCGGTCCTGATAGCTCACTTTGCAAGGCTTTCCGCGATAGAAAAGTAATTGCGTAATTCCTTCATTTGCATAAATACGATTAAACAAACCGGTACAATTACTGATCTCCAGGGTTAGGTGTCCTTCCCAGGCAGCTTCTGCTGGGGTAATATTAACCAAGATTCCCGATCGAGCATACGTAGATTTGCCTACAGCTACTACTGTGACATCGCGAGGAAGTTTAATGTGTTCCATTGCAACGCCAAGACAATATCCGTACGGAGGCAGTAAAAAGTATTTACCTTTTTCATCCTCATGAAGTTCTGCAGGCTTAAGAATCTGCGGATCAAAGGCCTTGGGGTCACAATCCCCAGCTTGCACTTTGCCAAAAATTAAGCATTGGTTAGGAGACAATCGAATGTCATAACCATAAGAACTCAATCCATAACTAAGCAACCTGCGACCATCCTCTTTGCTTACTAGACGATCCACAAAAGGTGAGATCATCCCGTTTTCTTCAGCAAGTTGTTTGATTTCCCAGTCGGCAAGTACAGTCATGATCTTTTGAATCCGACACTCACTATAAGAGATCAAACAACGATGCGACCTTTTTCTGAATAAATGTCAATAAAGTCCTGGGTCGACTCGCCAACGTTGTCTTGATCCTGGAGATACACCACAAAAGACGTGCAGGTGTTGCGTCTATTTGTGCGACCCTCCTCAAAAAAATGTTGAATTAACGTAGGAGTATTTTTTAAAAAACAAATTGGAAAGTCAAAAATATCTTGTGAGTACCGCACCATGTCAGGACAGTTAGAAAAAAAGATTGCTTGCTTAACTTCCCCAATCATCCATTTTTGCTTTAAAGTGCGCCACCAAAGCGCGTGACCAGAAACCAAGGTAGGGGACAAACCCCTTGTTGTTTTCCACTTCTGTGTTTTGTGTTCCCAGAAATAGGAATTATTTGGGGGAAATAAATAGACGTTACCAAGCCACTCTTTGGAATTTAAAGCGTCATCATTTAAGGTGTAGTATTTGTCAGCATTAACGTACTGATTTGCAAAATCAGAACTTGCTGGGTCAAGATCAATACCACCCATTAACATTGTTGCAGAGTTAACGTAATCTTCCGCAGAGATCCATTCGTACGCTTCTTGTTTCTTGTGACCGAGAAACGCTGGCATTAGCTTTCTACTCCTGCGCTGTAATCAATTTCAAGATAACGCATTCCTTCGGAATCGTTAATTAAATAACCAGCTTTTTCCAGGGGATTAATCTTTTGTGCAGCCATCAAAATACGTCTAAACGTTTCAGCCATATCACCGTTGTTTTCTTTTTCACAAGACTCTTCCGCTGCATGCAACTCTTTTAGCGTCATAAAAAACATAGAACGTTTTTTGTTTTCTGGTTGAAACACCATGACGCCAGCACCTTCCGCGTCCCAGAATTTACAATACTGTTCGCCAAGGTCTCCAAGAACTAGACGGATAGTTGCATCTAGCATGCGTGTTTTGTCCTTGTCAAAATCCCCTTGGAGGGCAGAGGCAATTAGTTTTTCACGCCTTTTCATGTTTAACAATTCCTTGACGAATTAATACTTCTTTCATTTTGGGTAGTGGCTTGTAAATTACCACAAGCTTGCCCATGTTTCCACGCTTCTTAATAAGACGATTATTTTC